CCACATCCAGACCGGCCAGATCCACCACCACAGCGACCTCGCTATCCCTCGTTGCGCCGTCCGCTCCCTCAAGCACCTCCGCTGAATGGACTCGCTTTCGCAGAAACAACCACTTACGTTCAAGGGTGAAGGGGAGGAAGCGCCTTCGCTCCCTAGCGAAAGCTACCCCCTCGATAGGGAAATGGCACACGCGCTCGGTCTAAACAGGTAATGGGCGATGCCACGGGCGAAGGTCAAACCCAAGCGGTGCAAGCAGACGGACCTGAAGACCGGCCGGCGGTGTGTGCGGCGGGCGGGGCCTGACGGGAACTGTGCGACGTGTCGGAAGCGGCACACTGTAGGAGTAGCACCGAAGACGCCGAAGGCACTCAAGGCCTCGGTGGCTGCAGCGCGGACGCACGGCCTCTACGCCAACCCGAAGTACCTCCAGCCGGAACAGGTCGAGCTTCTGGAGGCAGCCCGCGGGCAGAGCGGGACGTTACTCGAAGAGTTGGCCGACACGCGGATGCGGCGGGCGTGGTTGGTCCGTTGGCTTCATCGGATCGAGACCGGCGAAGAATCGGGGTTCGAAGACGATTCAATGGAGATGGAACGGACCGGCGCGACGATCCCTACCGACTCCCAGGGCAACCCGATCGCTGGCGCTCAACCGACGGGAGGGACGCTCAAGACCAAGCGGGTGCAGATCCGTACCAGTCGCGCTAACCTGTACGCGATGCTCGACCGTTACACCGCGCGGATCGAAAGCCTCGAACGGACGTTGGCGGAGTTGGGCAAGGGTGACCCGATAGGCGACCCGGAGAAAAAGGCCCAGGTCCTCAAGGGGCTGTTCGAAGCGATGGTTCTGTCGTCCGGGGTGCTGGGAGGGCAGGATCTCACTCAGGCCAGGATCGTCCGGGGGCCAGACCTGGACCGTCCCTTAGCAGGGGAGGAACCCGGGGGGGAGGGGTAGGTGGCCCAGGACCTTCCCGCCCCTCCTATGGCCCTTCTAGGCCCAAGGTGGACCGCTCTACGGTGGCACCGTGAGCAGCAAGGGTACCTGTGGGCTCCCCATCGGTTCAACCTCGTCCGCGCTCCTCGTCGTTGCGGTAAGACCGAGATCGCCAAACGCAAAGTGGTGCTGTGTGCGATGCGCGGGACGCCCTACCCCGACCCGCGGTTCTTCCTGGCGGCTCCGGTCCGCGACCAAGCCAAGCGGATCTTCTGGCGCGACCTGCTTCAACTGGTCCCGGGTGAATGGCGCGCCCAGGAGCCGTCGTTGTCTGATCTGTCGATCCGGCTGGTCAACGGCTCCGAGATCGCCGTCATCGGTATGGACCGTCCTGAACGGATCGAAGGATCTCCCTGGGATGGAGGAGTCGTAACCGAGTTCGCCAACGTCAAAGCCGATGCGTGGCCGCAGCACATCCGTCCGGCGCTCGCTGACCGTAACGGTTGGTGTGATCTCGAAGGCGTCCCTGAAGGCCGGAACCACATGTACGATCTCTACCGTCGCGCTAACGCTCGGATGATCGAGAAAGGCGCAGCGTCGGTATGGGGCACGCACTTCTGGTCGCCGGCCGGGATTCTGACTGCTGCTGAGCTTGAAGAAGCGCGACAAGACCTTGATGAGTTATCTTTCCGGCAGGAGTATGGTGCCGAGTTCGTCGCCTTCGAAGGGCTGGCGTACTATGCGTTCAACGACGGGGTCCATTGCCGGCGGCTACCGTACGACCCGAACCGCACGATTACGCTCTGCCTTGACTTCAACGTCGACCCCGGTGTTGCGGTCGTAGTGCAAGAGATGAAGCTGCCGAACGGCGTTGATGGAACTGGAATCATCGGCGAGGTCTGGATCGAACGGAACAGCAACACTCAAGCAGTGTGCAACCGCTTCATCAAGGACTGGGGCCTTCACCGCGCGATGATCGAAGTCACCGGGGATGCTACCGGTGGAGCGAGGAAGTCATCGCAGCTTGCCGGGACTGATATCGAACTGGCTAAAGCGACGCTGGCGACCAGGTTCCCGGTGAGACAACTGGTCTTCAAGTTCCCTACTTCGAACCCCAGCGAGAGGGCCAGGATCAACACGACGAACAGCCGCTTGCGGTCAACCAACGGTATCGTCAGGATGATGGTCGATCCGGTGCGAGCACCACAAGTAGTCCGCGACTTCGAAGGGACCCGTCTGCTTACTGGCGGTTCAGGCGAGATCGATAAACGCCACGACAAGATGCGGTCACACCTTACGGATGCTCTATCTTATCACATTTTCCAGCAGTTCCCCATCGTCAAACCGCCGTTGCAAACGATCAATCTGAGCACGATGCTGTAACCGCGAGAGGCCGCCATGATTACCGCTGCTGAGATCTCGACTGGCCCGACTGCTACCTCCTCAACCCAAGGGGCGACCCCGGATACTCCGTCGGCTGAGTACAACGCGATGGCGGCTCGGTGGGGCGCCGTCGAAGCGTTGATGGGCGGGACGTTGACGATGCGAGAGAAGGGCGAAACCTACCTGCCCAAGTTCACCGCCGAGACGCAGACCGAATGGGAAAACCGCAGAAACACCTCGACCCTGTTCAACGCCTTCAAACGGACGATCCGGTCGTTGTCGGCGCAGCCGTTCCGCAAGCCGGTGACGCTCGAAGTGAACCTCCCTGAACTGGAGATCATCGGGCAGGATGTCGACCGCACCGGGAGAGATCTGACGGGCTTCTGCCGTGACCTGCTGGTCGATCTGTTGCTCTACGGCAAGGCGCACATCCTGGTCGACAAGCCGGATACCCGCGGGATGGACGCGGTGACGCTGGAAGACGCTGAACGGCTGAACATCCGCCCCTACTTCGTCCGGCCGGCGGTGTCCTCGGTGATCGCTTGGAGCGGCCAGACCATCGCCAACGTCGACCGACTGACCCAGGTGCGGCTCCGCGAGACCCGTACTGAAGCTGCTGGAGCGTGGGGCCATCGAGCGATCCGCCGCGTCCGGGTGCTCTACCCCGAGCGGATCGACATCTACGAGCAGGTGACCGTCCAACAGCAAGCCGAGTGGGTGTTGGTCGACACGATGCTGCAGCCGTTGGGAGTGATCCCGATGGTGACGATCTACGGCAACCAGACGGGTTTCATGGTCGCTGAACCGCCGCTTGAAGACCTGGCCGATATGAACGTCAAGCACTGGCAGACGCAGAGCGATCAGGATTCGATCTTGCACTTTGCCCGGGTCTATCTGTTGGCGTTCCTGGGGTTCAACGAGGAGCAGGTCAAGGTCGTGCAGTTGGGCAACGCTCGCGGGATCGTCTCGAACAACCCCATCGCCAAGGTCCAGGTCGTCGAGCACAGCGGCAACGCGATTGCTGCAGGGACAGCAGACCTGCAGCGCAAAGAGAAGTTCATGGAAGTGATGGGCGCGGAGATGCTCATGCCGAAGGACGGTAATGTCCTGGCTACGGTCAGAGCGATTGACCATGTGGAAGCGATCTCCGACCTGCAAGCGTACTGCCGGAACATCGAAGCTGGAGTGCAGCAAGCGTTCGCGCTTGCCGGTCAGTGGATCGGCAGGAAAGACGCCGAAGCCCAGGTCGATATCTTCCAAGACTTCGGCATGGAGCTCGGGTCGGACAAGAGCCTCGCCGAGCTTCGCGCCGACTACCTGGCGCGGGCGATCACCCTGCGGACCTACCTCCTCGAACGGAAGCGGTACGGCCTTTACTCTGACAGCCTCGATGTCGACCAAGAGATCGCTGCGCTGCAAACGGAAAGCCCGTTCCCTTCGGTAGCGACTGACGACGAAGAGCCAGACCAAGAGACTGTCGAACCCGAGGGTGGTGCGTAATGGACAACTTCTTCGACCTGATCGTCGTCGTATTCACTCTGGCGTTGATCGTCGGGGTGTTCACTGCCGGTCGGGCTTTGGTGCTGTGGTACTTCCGGCTGGGAGAGATCGTCGACGCCTTGACCCGGATCGACGGCCGGCTCAAGAAGCTGATCGAGCAGAGGGGCGAGCGAACGGACTGACCGATGGCGAAGTGGAACCGTGACCCCCAGGTCCGTGCAGTCACAGACAAGGCTAGCCTGAACCAAGTGCTGGCCGACCGCATTCTGGTGCATCACATGGACCTGCAGCGGTTGGGGAACAACGAAGCCGCGAAGGTGCTGCGGTTGCTGGAAGCCGCGCACGACGATCTGATGGGGCAGTTCGCTCGCCGGATGGAAAAGATCAAAGCCCGAGGGGTTGATTGGGGGCCAGCAACAACCCGCCGTATGGCTGAGATGGAGTACTCATTCGACCAGATCATCAAAGGTTGGGGGAAGGACGCCTACAACCTGTTGCGGGACGATCTAGTCGAGCTGGCCCGCGACGAGACCCGGTTCAACCGCCAGATCCTCGACGACGCTTCGCCGGTCAAGCTGGAAACGGTCCTGCCGGCTCGGCGGATGCTGCGCACTATCGTCACCGAGCAGCCATTCGACGGGCTTCCCCTGCGGGGCTGGTTCACCCGGCAAGAGGCTGCGGTGCGCTCGTCGCTGGTGCGAGCCGTCCGCATCGGTATGACTCAGGGACAGACCATCGACCAGATGGCGCGGACGATCCGCGGCACCCGAGCGAACGGCTACCGCGACGGCATCCTTGAGGTCAACCGCCGGCAAGCACAGACCATCGCCCGCACCGCGACGAACCATGTTTCGACCCAATCACGTCGAGCCTTCTTCGCCGAAAACGCCGATCTGGTCAAGGGTGAAATTTGGCTGGCGACGCTGGACACCCGGACCTGTTTTCGCTGTGCTGATCTGGATCGAGCCGAATGGAAGTTCGGTCTGCCGCATGAGTATCCACCGGCTCACCCTGGCTGCCGTTGCACGATTACCCCGGTGCTGAAATCGTGGAAAGAGCTTGGGATCAACCTCCCCGAAAGCGCCAAGGGTGCCCGGGCCAGCATGAACGGCGTCGTTCCCGAGGACACCGACTATCAGACCTGGTTGTCGCGGCAGTCGAAAGCGGTGCAGGTCCGTGCTCTTGGTCCTGGCCGAGCGAAGCTGTTCCGTGAAGGGAAGGTCCAAGCGGGAGAGTTTACCTCGGAGAGCGGCCATCCGATCACGATCCGCCGGCTACAAGCGATGGAAGGCCGCGCCGTTACCGGCAAGCGGGTCCGGTGACTTGCGTTGTGACTGCGGGCCGGTTACTTTTGCCTCTGGAAGCGCGAACGGTAGTCGAGCGACGCCGCAACCGCTTGTACCTACTCTGCTTGCACCGACCATACACGTCCTGACTGCCGGGAGCAGCCGGGACATCCCCCCTACAACGCCCGGGATGGGCAACCCGCTGGAGGCGGGGTACCAATGGCGCTCAAGGCATACCTCACCGACGACGAGCACAGCAAGCTCGATGAAGCGCAGAAAGGGCTCTATGCGAAGGACGCCGAAGGACGGCACCTACTGCAGGTCGAAGGCCGCGACGGGTTCGCGCTGGAGAACGTGCAGGGGCTCAAGTCGACCGTCGAAGCGTTGCGCAGCGAGTCCAACACACTCAAAGGCAAGCTGAAGGGGTTCGGTGAACTGACCCCGGAGCAAGCTGCGGAAGCGCTCCGCAAAGCGACCGAGTACGACGCCATCGACCCCAAGGCCGAGGCAGGGAAGCTCAAGGAGCAGTACGAGACCCGCACCAGGGAAGCGCTGGCGGCGGCCGGGAAGGAATGGGAAGCTCGGGTGAAGGCGGCCGAGGAACGGGTCCAGGCGCAGTCGCAGCAGTTGAACCGGCTGCTCATCGAGACCGCGGTCACTACTACCACCAGCGATCCCTCGATCAAAGGCAAGGCGCACATGCTGCTGCCGGCGATCCGAGAGATCACCAGGGTAGTCGAGGACAACGGCACGGCCCGGGTGTCGGTGCTGAACCCGGAAACGGGGGTCGAGCGGGTAGGGGCACAGGGGAAGCCGTTGACCATTCCCGAGTTGCTGCTGGAGATGCGGGCCGACGAACGGTGGAAGGGTGCCTTTGAGATCGCCGGTCCAGCCGGCGGCGGTGGGGCTCCTGCCGGTGGAGCGCCTGGAGGGACAGGGGGTAAGAAGGTCAGCGAGATGTCGGTCGAGGAAAAGGCGGCGTTCGTTCACACACAAGGTAAGGCCGCGTTCGAGGCTCTGCCGCAGTAAAGCACCCCGGGGTCCGGGGGCTGACGGGTAGAGACCCGATGGCCTACCACTCACGGGAGCAATGAGAGATGGCCGAAGGAACCGAGTCCAACTTCATCATCTACCAGGACGAGTTCTTCGCTGGCGCCTTCGAGGTGATCCAGCAGAACGTCCAGGTGTTCAATGCCGCTTCGCGCGGCACGATCCGGCTGTTGCCGGGGGTCCATCGGGGTAACTTCGAGCGCGAGTCCTTCTTCACCAACGTCTCGGGCGGGCTGATCGCTCGGCGTGATCCCACTGCAGTTGCCACCGCGACGTCGAGCCCGCTGGGGATGGACGACGCCACCGCGCCGAAGCTCAGCCGGCGGATCGGTCCGGTCGAGGACACCGAGTCGGCGTTCAAGAAGATCAGCCAGAACCCGTCGGTGATGTCCTACATCCTCGGGCAGCAGGTCGGCCCGGAGATGTTCCAGGACCACCTCAAGGCGGGCATCCTGGCGTGTGATGCCGCGCTCAACGGCGTCGCCGCGCTGGAGTACGACTACTCCGGCCACGACATCACCACCGCGGCGCTGTTCGAGGTGCTGGCGAAGATGGGCGACCAGGCCAGCCGGGTCCTCGCGTGGGTGATGCACTCGCACACCTACTTCAAGCTGTGCCTGTCCCAGGTCAGCGACAAGATCACCAACGTCACCGACCAGGTGATCCAGCAGGCGTCGCCGATCACCCTCGGCCGGCCGGTGATCGTCACCGACTGCGCCCAGTTGGCGCTGGCGGGCACCACCACCAGGTACGTGACTCTCGGGCTGGTTGCTGGAGGGATCACGATCAAGGAGAGCGAGGAGCAGACCATCGCCACCCAGCGCGTCCTCGGCAAGACCAACATCACCCAGATCCTTCAGGGCGAGTACGGGATCACGGTCCGCATCAAGGGCTTCGACTACACCGGAGCCGCCAACCCCAACGACGCCACCATCGGTTCGTCCGCGAACTGGACGCGGGTGGCGGCCGACGTCAAGTCGTGCGCCGGAGTGCGCCTGCTCACCAACTGAGCAACCCTTCAGCCACGGCTCAACCTCCTGGCCGCTCTCGGAGACATGCCGCTCCGAGAGCGGCCAACCCTACAAGGGGGAAACAGCAATGGCAATCCTCGGCTCGGTCGTCTGCTGGCTCGATCAGACCAGCGACGGCAAGCTCAGACAAGAAGCCACCATCGCCGCCGCCAAAGAGTTCCCCGGCGCGGCGCTCACCTTCTGCAACCCGCGGTACCTGGACAATCCCCGTGAGGTAGGCACCCGGTGGGATCGGGTCCTCGGGATCGTCCTGGCTTCGTCCGACCCCAAGGTCCATCAAGCCTACCAGGGCATCAAGGACAAGAAGGTGCTGGTCGTGGTGAAGCCGGCCGCTCCGGTCGCTCCGGTGATCCCGGTGGCACTGATCTACCTCGACGCCGATGCTCCTGCCGACCGGCTGACCGCTCTACGAGCCTGCGCTGCCTCGACCTTCCCCGGAGCGGAGATCCAGCGCCGGCCCTGCGCCGGCTTCAAAGGGGCGGAAGGGACGAACATCGCCGGGGTTGTCACCACGGCCGATCAGCCGACGATCATCAAGGCGTGGAAGGTCCGTGGGGTCCCGGTCGAGGTGCTGGCGGTAGGTACCGCAACACCGGTCGAGCCGGACGCTCAACCCGCCCCGGACTACGAATCGGCCCATGCAGTGCTCCAGCTTGACGAAGGGGCGATGCGGGGGCTGGTAGGGCAGTTGCCTGACCTAACCTTCCTCCAGGTCCTCGCCGATCTCGAGGAGCGCACCCTAGGGCGGTTGTGGGTCCATGAGATCCTACACGAGCGGCTGGAAGCTCTCGGCGAGGTCAACCAGCATATCGCTGTCGCTCGCGGCCGTGGTCCTGCCCGAGATGCCCCTTCTCCAGGCCCTGGCAGCCCCGTAGACCGGTCCCAAGCTCCAGGGGAGGGGAATACCCCTGCCCCAGGCCCCGAGCCCCAGGAAGCCCGAGGAGCGTGGCTGGTGACCCACTCGGTCCGTGGGGTCGAACGGACGCTGGAAGCCGAACCCTTCAGCGTCGATGAACTACTCTCCGCGCTGGCGGCCGAGGAAGCTGGCGAACGGCGGTCGACCGTCATCCGGTCGATCCAGAAGCGTCTCGATCTGATTGCCTCCGGCGATGATTCTGGCGTTCGTCCGCAACCGGGATCGTGAACGGCTCCAGCAAGCTCGGGAGATCGCCTGTCACCGTTGGCCGACTGAGCCGCTGGAGTTCCGCAACGCCGACTGGGTAGAGGTTGCCGACCTGGAAACGGCCGGGGTCCTGGCGATCATCACCTGCCGTGATCTGGAGCAGATCGTCCGCGCCTATCAACAGGCCGGCATCCGGGTCCTGCTTCTCCCCGAGCGCGAGCAGCCTCAAGCCACCAAGCCCCGTCGACGAGGCCGCCGAGAGGAACTGGCGTTCGTTCCTGAAGCGGATCCAGCGTTGGTAGCGGCTTTCCTGTCCTTGCCGGAAAACAAGCTACTGGCGCTGGTTCCCTGTCTACGGTCGTTGCCGGTAGTCGCAGCGATGCTGGCCAGCCTCAAGGTCAACCTCCAGACCAACCGCAAGTCTACCGCTCCACAGATCGCCTTGACCCGTCGACTATGCCAACTACGAGGAGTGATCCAATGAAGATCGTCGTGCTTGGTGGCCTGGGGTACATCGGGTCCGCGTTGGTGCCTAAGCTCGCGGTAAAGCATCAGACCGCCGAGATCGTCGTCGTCGACAAGCGGTTCGTTCCCGAGCGGGTCGCCGACTTCCCCTACCCTGACCGGGTGAGGTTTGTGCAGGGCGACATGGCCGACATGGATCTGATGAGCAAGGTCCTCGCCGGAGCACAGACGCTCTACCTGTTAGCCGCTCAAGTAGAAGCGGAAACCAGCCGCGAACGTGAACGGGCAATCTGGACCGATAACTACGAGCTCCCAACCCAGGTCATCGCTCTGGCTCCTGACGACTGCCGGATCATCTTCCCTTCCAGCGCCAACGTCTTCGGCGGCAACCGCGACGAAGCTGATACCGTTTACCCGGACGACAGCCCACCACAACCGAAGTACCCGTACGCCGAAACCAAAGCCGCCGTTGAAGGGTTCCTCCATGACCGCGGCGGGAACTACACCATCGTCAGGTTCGGCACCAACTACGGCTGGGCTCCAGGGATCAGGTTCAACCTGGTGGTCAACGCCTTCGTCTACCGGGCTCTTCAAGGCTTGCCGTTGACAGTCCACGGTGACGGCACCAACTACCGGCCATTCTGCCATACCCAGGATTGTTGTTGGGCCGCGATCCATCTGGCGAACCTCGATACTGCCGCCGGCCAGACCTACCACGTCGTCAGCGAGAATTGGCAGATCGGCGAGATCGCGCTGGAAGTCACCGAGCGGTTGCCGGTGCCGATCCGGCACGTCGCCCAACCTGTAGCGTTCGCCAGCTACCGGATGTCCAGCGAGAAGCTCCTGGCTACGGGGTTCCGCTTCACCGAGACCATCCCTCACGGGATCGCCAAGCTACAGGAACGCTTCCAGTCGGTGGCGAGGGTGGTATGACCGGCCCACGAGGGATCGTCCTACTCGACCAAGGAGCCGCCCAGCGCGGCTATATCGAAACCATCTGCCGGCTGACCGAGGTCAAGATCGTCGGCTGCATCAAAGCCATCGAAGACCTGCCGGTATCAGACCGTCCAGTCGCGGTCTGCTGTAGCTCACCGGGTGGCCGGCTGGCGCTCGGCCGGCAACTGGAAGCGCTGCACCGCAAGCTATTCACCGCGGTCCATCCCCAAGCAACTATCAACTTCGCCGCAGTCATGGACGGCTGCATCATTAACGCCGGGGTCGTGATCGAGCATGGTGCAGTGATCTATCCAGGCGCCGTGATCCATGCCGGGTGCGTGATCGAGCACAACTGCGAGATCGGCGAGTACGCCAACCTGGCTCCTGGGGTGCTCCTCACTGGCGGAGTGAAGGTCGGCCCGTTGGCGTTACTGTACGCCGGGGTCAAGGTCGCACCGAACGTATCTATCGGCGAAGGGGCGGTAATCGGCGCCGGAGCAGTAGTACTACACGATGTCCCTGCCGGCGAGCGATGGCTTGGCGTCCCGGCGCATCCCCACTGAGGCGATCATGGCAACCGATCTGATCCAGGTAGCTCGACCGATCATCACCGACCGCGATCTGCTAGCGGTAAGAGATGCTCTGGCCAGCGGCCGACTCGCAGCAGGACCACTCGCCGACCAGTTTGCTACCCGGTTCGCTCAAGAGATCGCCGGGGTCAACTACGGTGCCGCAGTATCCAACGGGACGATGGCGCTGGAGCTTGCCTTGCGAGCGGTAGGGGTAGGACCAGGACAACGGGTCGGGGTGCCGTCGTTGGGCTTTTTCGCTACCGCTGAAGCAGTCCACAACGTCGGCGCGGAGATCTGCTGGCTCGATGTCGACGACCGCGGCTGCCTCGACCCCGAAGACCTTGACCGTCATTGGGGTGCTCTCGCAGCGGTAATCCCGGTGCATTACATGGGCTTCATGGTCGATATGCCGGCCGTCCTGGCGGTCGTCGGTGACGAGTTCCCGGTGATCGAGGATGCCTGTCAAGGGCACGGTGCGAGCCTCGGAGAGGTACCGGCAGGGGCCTGGGGCCGGTGCGCCTGCTTCAGCTTCTACGCTACCAAGCACATCACCACGGCTGAAGGCGGTGCGGTAGTCTCTGACGATGCAGAGATCATCGAGACCGTGAAGACGATAGCGAACCACGGGATGGCTGACCGCGACCGGCATCAGGTGTGGGGAACCAACGCCCGGATGTCAGAGCTCCATGCTGCTCTCGGCCTCAGCCAGTTGGACCACTTCCCGGCCGATCATGCCGACCGCTGTCAGTATGTCCGCTACATCCAAGAGCGGATCGACCCAGCGCGTAGATTGAGGCTGCTCGACAGCGAAGATCCCGCGTGGTTCTGGAACGCTGTGCGGTTCGGTTCCAAGGAGGACGCCCAGGCGTTCACCGATCATGCTCGCCAACGAGGGATCGAGACCCGTTACCGCTACGCTCAGCCGCTATGGATGCAGGTCGATATCGAGGCCACCACGGCGCTCTATGCCCAGCGAGCCGCCCAAATCGCCGGGACCTTCGTCGGTCTACCGAACCGGCCGGACTTGACGGTCGCCGAGGTCGGCCGCATCATCGAGGCAGTCAACACCTTCAGGGGGTAGTGGGGATGTCGTCAGCCAAGGTCAAGACCTACCAGTTCGTCTGCGGCACCGGACGGTGTGGCTCGAAAGCGCTACGTTACCTGCTCATGCTCCAGCGCAGCACGATCATGCTCCACAGCGGTTGTCCGCTGGGATGGAACGGCACTACCAACGGCGCTGCCGGAGCCCTGGTGGCTAAGCTGGCGAACCTCGGCGCCGATCGGGTAGGGGACATCGCTCCGTGGTACCTGCCCTACGTCAATGCGCTGGTCGGCTCGCTGTCCGCCAAGGTGGTTTGCCTCCAGCGGTCGAAGGTCGATACCGTCAACTCGCTGATGCGCCAGCCGGTCGATCACTGCTCGCTGGTTCCCGAAATAGGCACCGAGCCGACTGAGGACGACCAGGGGCTGCTGCCGAAGTTCCCTGGTAGCCGGCTCGAAGCGGCCGAGGCGTACTACGATTCCTACTATGCCGCCGCCGCAGCTTGGGTCCTCGAATACCCCAGCAGCTTCATGCTGTTCCCGGTCTCGGCCCTGGATACCGAGGAAGGCCAGCGGGAGATACTGGACTTCTTCGGCTACCCTCGGGACCGTCAGCGGCTCGGCACTGCTCGGCCGGAGTTCACTCGCTACTCGTGCCGGCTGTTCGGCGCATGAACCGCGTCAGCTTCGCTATCAAGACCTTCGAGCGGCCGGAGTGCCTGGACCGGCTGCTCGGCTCGTTAAGGGACTATTACCCCGACGTGCCGGTGCTGGTAGCTGATGATAGCCGTCAACCGCGGACTGATCTGTCGGCGTACGGGAACGTCCGGGTCCTGCCGATGGCGTTCGATAGCGGGATGTCGGCCGGCAGGAACCTGATGCTCGACTGCGCCTCGACGCCGCTGGTACTGCTGATGGACGACGACTTCGTCTTCACCCAAGGCACCCAGGTCGAGCGGCTGATAGAAGCTCTGGACGGCGGGCCGTACGATCTGGTATCGGGGTTCCTCAAGATCGAAGAGGACGGCCGCGAGCAGCACTACGAAGGTTTTATGACCACCGATGCGGACGGGCTAGTCCTCTGGCGGGTAGAAGCCCACAACGAGCCGATCCCCTGTGAGATCGTCCTGAACTTCTTCCTCGCTCGGGTGGAACCGTTGCGAGCGATCCGCTGGTACGAACCGCTAAAGATCTGCGAACACGAAGAGTTTTTCTGGCGAGCCAAGCAAGCCGGGCTACGAGTAGGGTTCCATCCGCAGGTATGGGCGCTCCACGCTCGCGGCCGGCCAGGTGACTACAACCGCTTCCGCAACCACCGGATCAACGACATGCGGAACGCGGCCCTCGAACGGCATGGGTGGAAGGGGATTCGATGGCAAGCCGTCTGATTACTACCCCCAACGTAGGAGCCCGACCAGTGAAAACCATCCGCACGCCGAAAGCCAGACGCAAAACGCCGATGAAGCGCAAAGCCCGGGACACCTACCAGGACGCTACCGGCGACCGGGTGCTGGCTGCCTATCGAAAAGCAGCCAAGCGGATCACCGAGGACGACCAGTTGACCGCTACCGAGCAGTCGGCAGGGTTCATCATCCCTGAAGGGTCCGAAGACGGGGTCCAGGTGTTCGTCCGGATCGCGCGGTTCAGCCACGGACTGCTGAAAGCTCATCCGCATACCGGCGGGCTGCTGGCCAACGTCGACCAAGGCCGCAGGTGACCCCGGATTACGACTCTCCGTCAGCGGCGAAGGCTCACCGCGAGCGGGTCCGCCGGCTGGGCTGTGCAGCTTGTGCGCTACGGGAGCGGCCAGATGTTCCAGCACTGATCCATCATGCACGGTTCCCGGTCGGTGGCTCCCAGCGGTCGTCAGACTGGTACGCGATCCCGCTCTGCCACGAGATGCACCGCAACGATGGACCTTTCGGCGAGTCGATCCACCGCGGGTCGAAGACCTTCCAGGGCAAGTACGGATCCGAACGCGAGCTACTGTCCTGGGTTTACCACCAGCTTGACTACCCACCGCCTCCAGAGCTCGCCCGGGAGCTTGTCCTATGCGACTACTCTACCTGACCAACGACCGCACCGCGCGGGTCTGTGACTTCTACGGACCATTGCAGCGCGAACTGGCGAAGGTCTGCGACCTGACGATCATCCGCCGGCCGTTACCGGTCCTTGAGGGAAGGTACTGCCGGATGCAGACCCTCGAAGGAGATACCAACGAGCCGCTGGTCGATTGGGCGCAGGCCAACGAGTACGACTGGATCATTACCGACGCCATGTACTCGTTCATGTTGGAACGGTGGGGGAAGATCCGCACCCGCAAAGCCGTCATGTGGGCCGACCAGCACGGCCCGATGGTCAAGGAATACATCGGCCGGGCGCACGCTCTGAACTTCGACCTGTTCCTCCCGCTCTACCGCGACAGCACCGCGGTCTTCCATCCCTACCTCCCTAGGGAACGGGTCCGCTGGTTCCCGTATTGGGTCGACTCCGAGGTCTACCGGCGGTGGTCGAAGCAGAAGCTCATCGGGGTCCTTCAGACCGGGGTCTTGCATGGACTGGTCTACCCTTGGCGGCAGACGGTCTACGACGCGCTGAACGGTCAGGACTGGTTCCGTCGCGTTCAACGGCCACCAGAGAGCATGGAGCGAGAAGGCTACTGGCCGGTCGGCAAGGACTACGCCCGGCTGCTCTCCGAGGCGTCGATCAGCACTGCTTGCACGTCGAAGTTCCGATATCCGGTGACCAAGCTCTTCGAGATCCCGGCTTGCGGCACGGCGCTGGCGTGCGATTGGATTCCCGAGATGCGGGACCTGGGGTTTATCCCTGGGGTGAACATGATCGAGCTTCACGGCGAAGGCGAGTCGTTGCGGCAGATGGTCGCCGGCTGGCTGGCTGAATCGCAACAGTTAGCCGACCTTACCCAACGAGGATTCGAGCTCATGCACACGCGCTTCACGGCGGCGCGACGTGCGGCTGATCTGGTGACCCTACTCGCCAGCTATAGCAACCAGCCGTAAAGGGGCAGACCATGACCACGAGATACTTCATCGCCGGGCTTGATGGCTACCAGGGGTTCGCTCTGGCTCAGTACCTGTTGGGAGAAGGCCATGTCGTCGCTGGGATCGACAACCTCCGTCGACGGGCGATGGTCAAGAAGGCCGGGGGCCTACCGATCCTGCCGCTCGATGGCTTCATGGAACGGGGCCGGCTGCTGTCCGCAGAGTTCGGCGAAGGGGTCGGTGGCTGGTGGACCAGCGACGTGACGAACTATTACTCCCTCGCGGCGCTGTTAGCCGACTACCGCCCGGACGTGATCGTGCATCTGGCCGAGCAGCCGTCGGCTCCCTACTCGATGGCCAACGTCGAGCAAGCCACCGAGACCCTGTTCAACAATACTGTCGGCACCTGGAACCTGCTGGCGGCGATCAACGAGACCTGTCCGTCGGCTCTGCTGTTGCACGTCTCGACGATGGGCGAGTATGGCACTCCAGGGGTGCCGATCCCCGAGGGGGTGTTCCCGAGCGGCGACTTCGAAGGGATGGCCTTCCCCCGGAACCCAGGCAGCGTCTACCACGCTTGCTATGATGATGATACGGAGGTGTTGACCCGCGACGGATGGAAGCAATTCTCCGATTTGCATCCAGCAGATCAGATCGCCTCGCGCGATTTGGAAGATGATCGCGTGAGGTTCGCTTCTCCGACCAAGATCATGCGATACGACTATGACGGTCCCATGTACTGCCTGCAACAGCGACGCTTATCACTTCGCGTCACACCGAATCATCGCATGGTTATCGCTGGGCGCGGAGGCGGCAAGGTGGGGGCAGCTAAGATCCGCGAGGCGCACGCCGTGCAGGGCAAAGCCGTGTCTTATTTACTCAGCGGCACATGGGACGGAGAGCACCTGGATCGCTGGATCGTGCCCACCTACGAATGGCACAACCACTCTGTCGCCTTCCAGCGTAAAGCCTGTGCCATCCCGTTGGATGTCTGGCTGCCATTCTTGGGATGGTACTTGGCTGAAGGATCGGTACATACGAAGCGCAAGCGGGTAGATTTCACACAGAAGAAAGGGCCAAACTCAGAAAGACTGGCGGTAGTATGTGCAGAGGTAGCAGCATATTTGGGAGCCAAGACCGGGCGCTATAATGCAAGCGGCGACCGGGAGGTGCACGCTATCCACAGTCGGCAGCTATGTGAGCATCTGCTGCAGTTTGGCAAGGCTGCCGACAAATACATTCCTCGAGAAGTGCTATCCCTACAGCCATCCCTGCTATGCCCCCTGTTCGCCGCCTTAATGGCCGGCGATGCACATAGGCACTCGGATGGACACTGGACGTACCATACTATCTCGCGACGATTAGCTGACGATGTGCAGGAACTAGCGCTTCGCTTGCGCTATTCAGCGAACATCTCGGTGGCTCGCCAGAATCAGTATCGAGTCAATATTTGCCCAACGCTTACCATGCAGGTGAATCAATTTCCCGAGGATCTCAATGACTGGACCGAACACTACATCGGTTCGGTCTGGTGCTGCGAAGTGCCCGGGGATGGTATCATCCTTGTGCGACGAGAGGGTAAGCCGGTATGGTGTGGCAATTCCAAGGTCGCCTCCGGGGCGCTGGTAGCGTTAGCGGCGCGGTTGTGGAAGCTCCGGGCTGCAGTCCTTTACCAGGGGGTCGTCTTCGGCATCACCCCCGAGACCATGCTGGCTACCAGGTTCGACGTCGACGAAGCCTTCGGCACAGTACTGAACCGCTTCTGTGCTCAGGCGATCCTCGGGGTGCCGTTGACGGTCTACGGCTCTGGCGGCCAGACCCGGGGGTACATCTCGCTCAAGGACGTCTGTCTGTCGGTGCCGATCCTCGCCCAGGCCCTTGCCGGCCAGGAGCCCGGGAAGATTCTACACGTCAACCACCTGACGACCATGCAGTCGGTCCTCCAGCTTGCCGGGGCCGTCGATCAGGGAGCCCGGACGGTCACCGGCCAGGGGGTCGACATCGCTCATGTGCCGAACGTCCGGATTGAGGCCGAGCAGCACGATTACCGGGTCGCGGTCAACGTCATGGCGGACCTGCTCCCCGAGTACGAAGATCTGGAGCAAGCGGTGGTCGAGGTGCTGAAGCGGCTGGCTGGCTACCGCGACCGGCTCGAATCCGTACGGGAAGCGATGATGCCGCGGACGACCTGGACCGGAGGAAAGCAATGAACGAGCCGGATGAGAAGATCCCGGAGGGAGAATTCCGGCTGCAGATCGTCTGTACCGAACGGCCGGACGGCAGCTTCGACACCAACATCGCTCGCAGCGCGAACGTCACCGAGGTGCTACTGCCGTCATTGCTGTTCGCCGCGATGGGGGTAGCGATGAGCCACCTGACCGCCGCCTACGTCCAACAGAAAGGCGCCTTGGAGAAGCTGGTCGCCGAGAAGAACGCCAAGAGAATCGTCACCCCGGGAGAGATCCTGCCGGCAAACTTCAAGGGTCGCCATCAGCCCAACTGACCACCATCAGCCAGCCCTCGACGCCCGGCATCGACTCGCCAAGGTGCGAAATGTCGGGCGTCTTTCTATATTTTCCGCCAGGAGGTATCAGGTGATTCGGGATACGACCTTGCTGGTCAAGACCTTAGAGCGACCGGCAGCGCTCCGACGGTTGCTAGAGTCGATCCAGGCTCACGACCTGCCGTGGCCGGTGCTGGTGGGCGACGATTCCCAGGACCACGCCGCTGCTCGGGACGTCTGTCGGGAGTTCCCGGCAGTCCGGTTGCTGGAGATGGATCACGACATCGGCCTAAGTGCTGGACGGAACGCCCTAGTTGATGCTGCCGAGACGCCGTTTGTCGTGGTCCTCGACGACGACTTCATCTTGTTCCCGACCACCAACCTTGACCATCTGGTTGCCTACCCACGGAGCGGGGTCTGTGATATCGCCGGCGGGACGGTCTACCACAACGGCCAGATCACCCACTACGAAGGGACCTTGCGGCTCGATCCTCCCCGGCTCTACATGGCCGCCGTCAAAGCCACTACCCCGACGCGCGTCGACATCACCTACAACTTCCTAGCGGCCGACCGGCTTGCGCTTCAGCAGGTCCGGTGGAACGACGAACTGAAGCTCTGTGAGCATCAAGACTTCTTCCTCCGCGCTCAACGGGCCGGCTTGAAGGTCTGGTACATCCCCGACGTAGCGATCAACCACGTACCGACCAACGAAGGCAATTACGGCTACTATCGGCGGACCCGCGGGACGGAGCTGTACGAGACGTTCAAGCGCACTTGGGGTATCGAGGCTATCGTGGGCACCGTCGCTCGTGCAGCATAACTGAAGGGATCGGCCATGTCGTTCGTTCCTGAAACCGGAGCCGGGCTATCGACCGCTACGTCGTACGTGTCTCTGGCGACGGCGAACACCTACCATACTGCTCACGGCAACCCGGCGACCTGGACCGCGGCCTCCAATGCGTCGCGCGAGTCGGCGCTGATGCAAGCGACCCGCTGGCTCGATGCGCATCTGACTTGGAGAGGCATTATCTCGGTCGAGGATCAAGCGCTCGGTTGGCCACGGACAGACGTCTACGATGACGAAGGGCGGGGGATCGCTTCTGACATCGTCCCCGATCTGGTGCGCGAAGCATGTTGCCTGCTGGCGCTCTACCATCTGTCGAGCCCGCTCGATGCGTCGTTGAGCCGCGGCGGTCAGATCCGCCGGCAGAAGGTCGGCTCCGTCGAGGTCGAGTACGACAACTACGCTCCCGGGGCATCGTCCTACAGCTTCGTCGACGGGCTGGTCCGGGGGCTGGTGGCTTCCTCCGCTGCAGCAGTGATCTTGGAACGAGCGTAAGCGATGGCCTTCGATTACTCCGGCCTGGAATCGGTTGCCGCGACCCTGGTAGCAGACTTCGGTCAAGCGGCGACGCTGCGGGTCGTCACCCATACCCCGGACCCAGTGAAGCCCTGGGAGCAGACCGACACCAACACCGATTACGCGGTGACGGTCGTCCTTGAGGAGTTCAACGCCTGGGAGCGGCAGACCATCGACACGATCCAGGTTGGGGACCGGAAAGCCCTGGTGGCCGCCAAGGATCTGACCGTCGCTCCGGCAGTCGACCACCTACTGCTGCTGGGAGGGGTGGAGTTCCGGGTCGTGGCCGTAGAAACCCTCGATCCCGGGGGGACACCCCTGGTCTACTCCCTCCAGGTCCGCAAATGACCCCCGAGAAGCCCCTACAACGCCCCTTCCGTGGCCAACCGTCCCCAGGGGGGGAGATCTACCCTCGGGCGGCCCTTGAGGCTCTCTGTGGGGGTACCAGGTGAGACAGCGGGATTCCTCTGGCCGGTTCATCGGTGGGGGCGGCTCGAAAAGGTCCCCGAAGGTCCCTGGGGGTCGGGTGGTCTCAGACAACTTCGCCGAGTTCGCTGCGGGGCTGGATCAAGCTGCAGCTAAGGCGCTCGACCGAGCCAACATGGTCAAACGGCGGATCGCGCTGGAGTTGCTCAAGAAGATCATCGAGCGGACGCCAGTACGGACCGGCCGGCTGCGGGGGAACTGGCAAGCATCGCTCAACGGTCGAGCTTCAGGTGAGATCGAGATCGGTAGGAAGGTCAGGACCGGTGAACGGATCTCCGAAGGGGAAGCGTCAGCCATCGGCACCCAAGCGATCATCGCTGGCTCGGCAGTGATTGGTCGGGTCCGTCCAGGCGAAGACATCTACCTGACCAACAACCTGCCGTACACGATGCTGATCGAAAAGGGCGGCTCGCAGAAGCAAGCACCGGCAGGGATGGTCGCGGTCAGCTTGGCCGAGATCCGTGCCGCGCGACTGCTGTAGGAACGAGGCTATGGACTACGTCACCGCGAAAGCAACGATCCTCGACCGCTTCAAGGATCAGTGGGACATCCTCCATCCCGAGATTAGCGGTGTTCGTGATGTGCCGGTGGCATGGCCGGCGCTGCCGTACGATCCGGGTAAGCTGTCCCATTTCAACCCGGCGAGTCAGACCGGGTGGGTGCGTGTCACCGTCCTGACTGGAGAGACCCGACAAGCGTCGATCTCTGGAGCACACCGTCGGTGGCGCACGCCTGGTGTAGTGATCGTCAACGTCTTCACCCGCGCCGGCATGGGCGAGAAAGACGGGCTGGAGATCGCTGACGATGTCGTGTCCGCCTTACAGGGCGTGACGGTTTCAGGCGTGGTCTTGCAAGCTGCGTCTGTAGAGTTCATCGGGACTGACGAAACTGGAGCGTGGACGCAGCACAACGTGCGCACGGTGTTTCGCTTCGACGCGCTCCAATCCTAAACCCTCTGAGGGGAGAAGATCGAGATGGCTGACGCCAATCTGTTCCAGCTTTCGTACGTGCGAGAAGTCACCTGGGGGGCAACCCCCAACAGCGCTTTCACCGAGCTGCCCATCGTTTCGGGAGCCATGACCCACGGCCAGGAGACCGTCCGGTCGGCGACCCTGCGAGACGACGCGCAGTTGGCCGACAGCAAGCGGGTCGGGGTCGCGCCCGGAGCGAACTACAGCTTCGAGCTTGCCGCCCGGCTCTACGACACCTTCATGCGGGACGCCGTCCGCGCTTCCGCGGACTGGTCAACCGCAGTCAACGTCGCCGGCACCGACATCGCCGCCGATTCGTCAGGGAACCAGTACACCTCGACCATCACCGACCTGTCGACCAACGTGTCCGTCGGGCAGTGGATCTACGTCGCCGGGTTCACCACCACCGGCAACAACGGCTGGGCGAAGGTGACCGCTGTCAGCACCTACTCGATGACGGTCAGCGGGATTACCCTGGTCGACGAGGTCGCCGGCGACGCGATCACCATCAAGGGGTCGCAGATCCGCAACGGCACGCCGAAGGGCTCCTACAGCCTGCAGCACAACTACACCGACCTGACCAACCGCTGGCACATCCTCACCGGGGCCAGGGTCAACAACTTCACGATGGAGCAGACCCCGGGAGGGATCATCGCCTGTACGATGGCGTTCGACGGCAAGCAGCGAGCGCAGGCCGCGGCCGGTGGCGGAACGGGGGTGGTGACCGACGCCGCCAACGAAGATGTCGTGACCGAGGTTGACGGGTTCGATCAGGTGTGGATCGATACCGCCGCGATCAGCTACGACGTCTACAAGCTGTCGTTGGCCATCGGGGTCCCGGCGATCCCTCGCAAGCCGTTGGGGAGCCTCTACCGGGGAGCCATCGGTCAGGGAGCGCTCAACGTCACCGGCAGCATCGAGTTCCTGCTGGACGACAACACCTGGGCGTATGACACCAAGTGGCAGGCGTTCACCAAGTTCATGCTGGCGTTCAGCTTGGACATGCAGGGCGGCGACCGCTACCACTTCGAGCTTCCCCAGGTGGCCTTCACCGAAGAGCCGGGGAACATCCCGGGGAACGACCAGGACATCATCCTGTCGTTCGGCTTCAACGCTGAGCCAGGTGGAGCCTTCGGCTCGCCGGCCGCCGAGAAGACCATCCAGATCTGCCGCGTCCAGGCGTAAGCGCGGTGGGGAAACCCTACAACCGATCTCGGCGCAGCCGTGGTCCTGCGCCGAAACGGTCTGGCCAGACCACCGAGGGGAAGGGGCTTTGTAGGGGGTCCCTTCCCCTCACCCCTACAGGAGAGCTCACGATGACCGAGCAGGAAGTGACTACCGAGGGAGTCGATGTCTTCGAAGCGTTCGCACTGGATCTGACCGCCGAGAAGGAAGGGCGCTGGTTCAGGAACGTCCGGCCGGGGTTAGATCTGCTAATCGGCCGGACCAACGGCCCGGAGTACCAGAGGCTCTTCGAGCGGAAGATGCGCGAGGCGCAAGCGCTGGTCGATGCTGGCGAACTGGACAGCGAGACCACCGAGCAGATCATGGTTGAGTGCATCGCCGAGAAGGTCCTGCTCGGGTGGGGCGGGACGAAGGGGATGGCTTTCCAAGGGGAGAAGCTGGCGTACTCGCCGGCCAACTCGCTGAAGGTCCTCTCCCCACCGGCAATGCGCGACTTCCGCAATCTCGTCTGGAACCTCGGGAGCAATGCGGAAAACTACCGCCAGCGAACCCTCCGAGACGACGCAAAAAACTGACCGAGGCGTTGCGGTGGCAGCTTCGCCACGGCCCGCATCGCCAACGTCAGTTGCGTCGTGCTCGACGCGGCAAGAAAACCCGGGGCACTCGCTTAGCGGCGAGCCCGCCCCGGGTTCCGGCGTTTCTGCAATGGGTATGGGAAGCCTTCTTCGTGCTGTCCGCTTCGCGGCCGTTCGTCGGGGGGATGGCGACCTTCCGCGGCCCGTTACCCTTCGCCGATATCATCCTCTACGGCCGTCTCGAAGGGCTCTGTGGCGAAGCTCTGGACCGCTTACGGACACTCCTCCAGGCGATGGATGCGGTCTACATGGAGCACTCATTCGCCGAACTGAGTCGGTCAACCAAGAAGGGTAAGGACCAGTGAGCGAAGGCTACGTCCTGGTAATCGAGGACCGCACCGGTCCAGGGGCTCGATCCGCCGGCAAGAATTTCAATCACGTCAAGCAAGCGGCGAACGAGACCAGTCGGGCGCTCAACGCTTTCGGCAAGCAAGCCGGAGGAGCCACCTCGTCGATGGTGGGCATGGCCGGGGCGATGCTCGGACCAATGGGGATCGTGGCCGGGATCGGTATGGCTGCGGCAGTGCTCTCCCAGGGCACCCAGAAGGCGCTCGCTTTCGGTAAAGCCTTCGCTGAGCTATCGACCCTACTCCCGGGCGCGAACGTCGATCTGGAAGCCTACCGTCGAGGGATCAAGAGCTTGTCGCTGGAGTTCGGTGGTGGCGCTCTTGAAAACACCAAGGCGATGTACCAGATCATCTCGGCCGGAGCGACCGATGCCGCAATGGCTACCGAGACCCTGCGGCAAGCCAACATTATGGCGGTTGGTGGGGTGACTGATGTCGCGGTTGCGGCTGACGGTCTGACGACGATCATGAACGCTTGGGGTAAGAGCCAGGGCGAGATGGCCGGGGTGTCGGATGCGCTGTTTACCGCGATGCGGCTCGGCAAGACAACGATCCCTGAACTGGCTGGCTCGATCTCCTACGTCGCGGCAGTAGCCGCTACTGCCGGGGTGTCTCTGGATGAAGTGCTGGCAGCTATCGTCGCGCTGACGAAGGGCGGTGTCCCGACGGAGCGAGCGATGCGCGGGCTGGCTCAGGTTCTGATCCAGACGATCAAGCCGCAGGGAGACGCCGCAGAAACGGCGAAGGCGCTGGGGATCGAGCTTGGTGCAGCAGCACTGAAGGGTAAAGGGCTGGTAGGGTTCATCGAGGATCTGCGTACCAAGACCGGCGGCAGCACGACCGCGCTATCGAAGCTCTACTCGGGTGCGGAAACGCTGGTACCGATCCTGGGGTTGACCGGGAAGGGGTTCAAGGATCTCGGCGATTCTGCCGAGGCGATGGGGAACAAAGCCGGGGCCGCGGCCGATGCCGTCGCCAAGATGCAAGAGACCGACTTTCAGAAGCTCAAGGTCGCTGAAGCCGCGTGGGATTCGTTCACTACGAGCCTGGGTAACTGGTTCACCACGCGGGTGCTAGGGCCGATGGCGGAAGCGGGTGTCGGGCTATCCAAGCTGCCGGCCCAACTGCGGGAGGTCAACGACGCGATTCCTGGTGGCCGGGGAATGGTCACAGCGGACGTCCTGCGGTTCGGCGCTGCGGGGATGATGACGCAGATGGGGATGCCGAACCTGGGGGCGAGGCTCCAGGC